TTTCTAACGCCCCTGGTCGTCAAAGTGAGGACGAACTGAAGAACCGTACTCATACCACCAAAAACGTGTCCGGTGGTGTTACTACTACGACCACCGTCCCCGCTACCTTCGCCGCTTCAACTACCACCGTGGCTCTGAATGCTACCGTTGGTGCTGCTAAAACTGCCATCCTTACCGTGCGTAAGGCTGATCGTGTGCCCTCTTCCAACAACGCCAACAAGACTGGCCGTGTGCGTCGCGTGGATGTTGTTCAAGGCGCGATTCTGACCGTTAACACCTTGGTTGGTGGTACCCTCTATACCACTGGTTCTTATACCGGTGTTGCCCTGACTGGTGGTTCTGGTACGGGCGCTACCGCTGACATCACCGTTGCGGGTGGTGCTGTGACTGTTGTGACTATTGTTGCTGCTGGCTCTGGCTATGATGTGGGTGAAGTGCTGAGTGCTGCTGCTGCAAACATCGGTGGTACCGGTTCCGGTTTTACCGTTACTGTAGCTACGACTTCTGGTCCCAATAACGCCTGATTGTCATGGCTGCTAAAAAAGTAACTAGCTCTGCTAATCGAAGCAAGCGTTCCACCAATAAGCCAGTTACCACGTCTAAGGGTCGGGCAAACCGTCAGTCTGTTAGCCAAGCTCGGGTTAGCTCTTCTCAATCTCGTGCGTCTGGAACTGGTGCCCGCGTAACCACTGGCTCTAACCAAGCTCGTGTGCGTCCGATGCCTCAAGGTTATGGTCAAGGGCCTATGCCCAACCCCAATCTGCGGTCTTCCGTTTCTGACCGCCCTTCTAAGCCCGTTGGTAGTGGCAAGGGTGGGGTGACAAAACCGTCTGGTACGCCTAAGATGGTTAACGCCAACAAGCCTGGTATGCAAAAGCTGGTGCGAAAGGCGGCTCAGGCCCGTAAGGCAGCCTCTGGTCGTCCCCTCGTAAAGCCAGCTGAAGCAAATCGTTTGATGTCGCAACGGGCTCCTGGCATCCGTCAAGGCGCTGCTCAACTTCGTCAACAGGCTGCTGGTACCACCTCTCCTGCGTCTCAAGCTCGTGCATCTGCTCAAGGTCAAGCCCTTCGTAAAGCTGCTGAAACCCGTCGTGCGGCCCGTGCGGCGTCTCAACGGATGGCTGGTAAGCTTGCCAAAGCGGCGGCTACTCGAATGGTTGGTGCTGTTGCTCGCCGTGCTGGTCTTGCTGGTGTTGCTGCTGAAGGTCTCACTGCTCGTAATACTGCTGATGGTACTTTGTCTGCCGCTATGAAGCGAGGCGACTACAAACCAAAGCAAGGACCCAGCCCCAAGACGACTCAGGCTTCCTTTAACAAGAAGTCGTTTGACCAAGCATTTAAATCTGCTCGTACCTCTGGTGCTAAGCAGTTTACCTGGCGTGGTAAGAAGTACACTACCAAGATGAAGGGAGAATAATTATGCCCCTCAAAAAAGGTAGCTCCAAAAAGACCATTTCCAAAAACATCCGTAAGATGGTAAGGGAAGGTTACCCTCAAAAGCAAGCCATTGCGGCAAGCCTGTCCTCGGCGGGTAAGAGCCGTGCAAAAAAGAAAAAGTAAAAAGGCCCCGAGCTTATCTCTTGGCCGTGGAGAAAAGTCTGCTAAGGGCGGCCTTACCGCAAAAGGCAGGGCCAAGTATAACGCAGCCACTGGATCCAATTTAAAGGCCCCACAGCCTGAAGGTGGTCCTCGTAAGCGCAGCTTCTGTGCTAGGATGAAGGGCAACCCAGGACCAATGGCAAAGAACGGCAAACCAACCCGCAAAGCCCTCGCTCTTAAGCGTTGGAAGTGTGGTTAAATAGATGGATGCCCCCTTTCCCTGCGCGTGGGTGAGGGGGTTATTTGCGTAAGCCATATAAAAGTTCTTTGCTTTCTTCAAATGCTTTCTGTTCTAACTACTCTGTCCGTCATCACCAGCTGGTATGGCCCCGGCTTTCACGGGAACCTCACGGCTAATGGTGAACGATTCAATCAAAACGGCCTTACGGCGGCCCACAGAACCCTTCCGTTTGGTACAAAACTTAGAGCTTGCTTTAAGAAATGTGCCGTAATCAGGGTTAATGATCGCGGACCCTACCACGGGAATCGCGGATTGGACCTCAGTAAAGGTGCGGCTGATGCTATCGGTCTCACGAACTCTGGAGTTGGAAAAGTTAAGGTGACTCGCCTTAATTAAATAAAAGGGCGCTTATTGGTGCCTAGGAGGGGCTACAACGCCTCTCCGCCCCCTGTTCCATACGTTCCCCTTATGAACAAAAAACAACCGCCTTCTAGGCCCGTAGAGGAGCAACTTTCGGAATCGTTTCCGTTGTTTCTTTCTCTGGTATGGAAATCGCTCGACCTGCCTTCTCCAACCAGAGCACAACTAGCTATTGCTCAGTACCTTCAGAATGGACCAAAACGACTCCAAATCCAAGCCTTTAGGGGACTCGGTAAATCCTGGATCGCTGCTGCCTTCGTTCTGTGGACGCTATGGAACGACCGTGATAAGAAGATCCTTGTTATTTCTGCGTCTAAACAGAGAGCTGATGACTTTACTATCTTCACTCAGAAATGCATTTTGGAGTTCGATTGGCTGGCTCATCTTCGCCCTATGGACGATGACCAACGGTGGTCCCGAGTTTCGTTTGATGTTGCCGGTTGTCGTCCTGCTCAAGCGCCATCAGTTAAAAGTGTCGGCATCACCGGTCAGATTACGGGAAGCCGAGCCGATCTTATCGTATTCGATGACGTTGAGGTTCCCGCTAACTCTGCTACCGACTTCATGCGTGAAAAGCTATTGCAGTTGGTTACTGAAGGCGAATCCGTCCTTACGCCGAAAGCCGATTCTCGTATTGTGTTTCTCGGGACGCCGCAAACTACTTTCACGATTTATCGTACGCTTCGAGAAAGAAACTACCGACCCTTTGTCTGGCCCGCAAGATACCCCAAAGACCTTACCGGATACGAGGAAGTCCTAGCCCCTCAACTTGTTAGGGACCTTGAACGGGATGGGTTGGATGCGCTGAGGTGGTCCCCAACAGATAGTCGCTTCTCCGAGATTAACCTTCTTGAACGGGAACAGAGTATGTCACGGAGCAACTTTATGCTCCAGTTCATGCTTGATACTAGCCTGAGTGATGCCCTCAAATTCCCACTCAAACTTTCTGACTTTTCCGTACTTCCCTTGGACTTGGAAAAGGGTCCAAGCGATCTGGTGTGGGGCGCTGATAAAGAGACTCTGCTTGACCTTCCTGCTGTTGCCCTTCCAGGAGACCGGTGGCATAGACCTAAAACAGTTTCCGAATACACCTCTTGGGGTCAGACAATCATTGCTGTTGACCCCTCCGGTCGCGGAAAGGACGAAACGGTTGCCGTTGTCCTATCACAGATCAATGGATACCTCTTTGTTAGGGACATCTTTGCCAACCAAGACGGGTACTCTGACAGCACCTTGTGTGAGATCCTTCGTCGTGCAAAGAAGTACAAAGCTACTCTCTGCTTAATCGAGTCTAACTTCGGTGATGGTGCGGTCATGGAGCTGATGAAGAAGCACGCCATCGAAATGAAGATTGGTCTTGCCTTTGAAGAGGTCAGAGCCACGACAAGGAAGGAAGACCGAATCATTGATACGCTTGAGCCAATCCTTAACCAGCACCGACTTGTCATTGACCAACGACTGATCGAGTGGGACTACCGCTCAAACGGTGACATGGCCCCAGAAGAACGCCTTCCACGGATGCTCATGTATCAGTTGACGCGGATGTGCCGTGAGAAGGGGGCCGTTAAACATGATGACAGGGTTGATGCCCTTGCCCTTGGAGTAAAGTACTTCCAAGACATCCTGGCCATCTCTGCAAAAGAGGCACAGATCGAACAGAAACGAACCGAGTGGAACCGGATGATGACCGCCTTTATCGACCACCCACAGGAGGCCACAGATCGCCTTGTCATGGGTAGGGACTTCGAGGGGGTTGGAACTGGCGAAACCGGCTGCTATAACTGGATTTAACCCGACCCAAGAAAAAGGTGCTCTGTTGAACCAGAAGAGTGGTGCCTTCTGGTGTGGAACAGCGGTAATAGAAGGGGATTGACCGAACACTGTCTTTCTCGTCTTCCCCTTCGCCCCAACAAAGGGCTATCCGTATCCACTGTCTATTCCCTTTTAATTTGCACCAAAACATCCCATTTAAACATCTGCAAACGCTCCTTGGTAGACGCCAAAGGACGACCAGAAAGGGCATGGAAGGAAGGGGGAATAGACAACAACACAAAGACAATTGACCGACTGAAGGACGTGACTACCCTTCCCTTTCTTGTTTTGGGGCCGACAAGGAATTGAAAAAGACACATTGTTATGGGGGCCGGGGCTCTGAACATCAGGAACGAAGTGACTGATAGTGAAGACCAAGTTAGACACCGAAGGTGGCTGACGCGGAGCTGACCCAATAGCTATAGTTCTTATGTGGTTAGCGGAGACCGAAGGTCGAAGCGGTAGGTTGAACCCAAAATAACCACCGAAGGATTCTTCGGAGCGTGAGCGAAGAAGAAGACAAGGCTTGGTTAACAACTAACCCGACCACAATACTATTACTAGTACCCATTGTGTTTTCTTATTAGTATATATCTCTTATATCATACCTATTACCACTCACCACCTAACCAACAATGACCAGTTCTGTAAAGCTCATCAGCATCACACCAAACGCAGAAGAAACCATTGCTTATTGTGCCAGGGTATCTAACCCAAGTAACCAGGAGAATCACGAGACCGTGGATAAGCTTCTTGGTTATTGTATTCGCAATCAGCATTGGTCCGTGTTTGAGATGGCCAACCTTGTTATGGAGGTTAATACTACTCGGGCTATATCTCCACAGATCCTTAGACACAGATCGTTCTCCTTTCAGGAGTTTTCCCAACGCTATGCAAAGGTCTTTGATCTTGGTGGAATAGATTTACCACACCTCCGTCGTCAAGACACAAAGAACCGACAAAACTCCATAGATGACTTAGACACAGAACAAACTCAATTGCTGTATCGACGAACTGCTCAGTTGTTTGCTGAAGCAGAAGACCTCTATTCTGAGATGGTCAGTAAGGGTATTGCAAAGGAGTGTGCCAGAGAGGTTCTTCCAATGGCTGCTCCGACCCGCCTTTATATGAATGGGACGGTGAGGTCGTGGATTCATTACATCGAGTTGCGGTCTTCTAATGGTACTCAGCTTGAACATAAACAGATCGCTGAACAAGCACGGACTATCTTTTCTGAAAACCTTCCAATGATTTCGAGGGCTTTGTTATGGACCTAGAAATGACTTATGAAGAATACAAAAAGTGGCTAGACATCAAGACCTCTCTTGAGGCTGCGGGTAAGACAGCTACGCCTTTTTATTATGAGGCGGTGTCGAAGCTTTACCGCAGACCAATACCACCCTATCCAAAGGCTGATGCTCGGATCACTAAAGACGACCAAATTTAAAGACATATACAACCTGAGTAACAGTTGGCCGCTATGGGCTCGTCATCTATTGCTTGGCTTGCTTGTCAGTGTGGAAGAGTGGTGGATTGATAAAAAGGTTGTCCAGACCGTAGATGATGCCATCAAAGAAGTGGCGCCGTCTTTGCCTCCCTCGGGGGTTCCTGATCCAATCTATTCGGAATCTGGTGATGGCTTCTTTGATGAGATGCGTCTTACTGCCCCCTGGAAGGCCCTAGAAGACCCCTCCGACTCCCCTCAGGTGTGAATACACCTAAGGCTCCTCGGAGGGACCTTAGAGAGGCATACAGAAGCCGGTAGTAAATTTTGGCACAAAAATGCAAACCCCTTATACGCGGGCAGAGGCGCGAGAATCCCCCCATCGGGGTGGGGTGGGGGCCAAATCAACGCGGGCGGGCGTGCGCGTTACCTGCCAGGCCCACTAGTCAAAGCCACTAGGAGCCCTTCACGGGGGTTGTATGTAACGCGAGCGCGTACCTGTGCGCGTGTTTATGCTCGCACACGCATAGGCGCGTTTCTATTTTCTCAAAAAATCTGTGGCCCCCATAAGTCAAGCTTATCATTGACATAAGCAACACTTATCGCAAAGGGGTTGACACTCCGGGGGGTTCCGGGCCATGATGTGTGCATCGGATCAAGAGGAGCCGCCGAGAAGGCAGGCCAACCCAGCATCCGCCAGACAATCCGGCATTGCGTCCGGGCTGTTGACAAACCAGGGCCTTGTGCTCTACCATTGCCTCAGTTCAAACCACACCACCACACCGTCATGATTCGGTTCATGTCGCGGGTGTCGCTCAAGCTGGCTGATCAGGCTCTGCTTAGCTACATCCGCAAGCATCCGGGCTCACGCCTGTTTGAGATCAACGCTGCTACCCTGAAGAGTCACCACAGCTGGGGAACTAAGTCTGTGCTGGCACGGCTTGAGTCTGAGGGTTGGCTGTATGTTCAACGCTCACAGCATGGCAAGCGGATTCCACCACGCTACTTTGTGTTGGCTGAACGCGGCTACCCCAAGGCTTACCTTCCTGTTTGTGGTTAGGCAAATGTTACTTTTTGTGTCAGCCATTGCCCTGATTGCGGCGGCTACTGCTACTGTTCCTGGTGTCAGCATCCTTTGTCTTGCTGCTGGCGTTGGTTGTATCATCCTTGAGGCCTTTATCTGATGACCACTGCTGCTGTTTCACGCTTCGATGCCATTGATGCTTTGTCTCAATGGTCCACCAACTACAACTCTTGTCTTAATCCTTTTTGCATCTTTCTAGACTTGATTGGTTACAGTGTTGAAGAGTACGGCATGAAGCTAGTGCTCAGCAACACAGACACAGACATAAGCTCTGTTCTTGGGTATAAAGAACTGTGTTTACTTGGTGATGCTTTGAATGTGTTTAAAGAAAACGGCTATGATGCTGTTTACGAATACATCCGCACTATGGGGGAAGAGTGAACACCTACCTTGCATTCTTTGGCCACAAACAAGTTAAGGGTGGCTGGTTCATTAAAGAGCAGATGATCATTAACGCCAGTTCTTATGACAAGGCGTGGGCAATGGCTGAGGCTCGGTGTTATCCTGGGGAACAAGTTCTTGATGTCAGTGTTCATGTTCCGAGGGAGGATGTAATCTTTTGGGGGGTCTAACAGCCCCTCTTTTTTTTTGATTGTTTGCGGCTTGTGAACCCTTGCACAGCTGGACTGGGCCGCTATAATGCCAGCATGGGGACAACCTGAGCCCCGTTCCACCACCACCACCACCGTTTAAAACCATGACCATCAGCATCGAACTAGAACCGTGGGAGATCCGTGTAAATGCGATCAACCGACAAAAGGCGCAATGGATGGCTAAGAACAAAAGCCAGTTGTTGTTAATTTCATGGGTTATTGTTCAGAGGTTTGAAGAGTTCGTCAATGATGATGACGGCTGTGTTGATTGTTTTATTGCTGAGGTTGAGGATGCTGTTAATGCTTTAGGTTCGTTGGCCTGCGATCTACGGAATCGGGATTTTAACGAAGATGCAGAGCGTGCAGAACCTGAGCTGTTTGGTAAAGGAGAAAAGAAATGATCACCTTAACTAAGCTTCCCGAGGTTTGGATTGTTGAGTCGTTTGAATGCGGCATTTGTGATGTTTACGATAACCCAAAGGCAGCACAAGAACACGTTAAGGAGATGAATTTAGAGTGTCCAAATGATCATTATTGGTTCTATCCAAGACCCCTTAAATCCGAATGATTATGACTGTTTGGAAAGATGCAACTGAGGCCAGCATCAAGTGGCCTAAGACCAAGAAACCAACCATTGAGGATCTGCTTAACGATGCCCACGAAATGTTCCACGATGAAGACCTCTGCTATGCCTTCAAAGCAGGATTCTTCTACGGTATCATCCAAATCCTCGAAGCAGAAAGAAAAGCGTCTGCCTAAGGATTACCGCCCGTACCGCTTACCCTTTACCATCGTTTGAAATGAACGTGATTACGCCAACACAGGTCATTAGAAAGATCGAGGAACATGGGTCAGAAAGTCTAACCTATGTTGAGCGTGTCTTTGTTGTTGAGGTCTTTCGAGCTGCTGCTTTTACTGATAGAAAGGAGGTCCATGAAGTTAAGGACTTGATTCAAAAGGCGCACCTTGAATACTGTCTTCGATTGAGTTCGAAGAAAGGAAAGGGTCGATGACTAATCAACACATACCACAATGCTTTACAGTTTACTGCTGTGGAAGGGAGGTGTGTGTCTATGCCTATACAAAGGCAGAGGCGATACTTACAGCTTTGGAGTTGTTTCCTGAGTTTCAGTATCACTCAATCAATGTTCTACTTACACCACAGTGGCGATGACTTTCACCATTGATCAACTGGCCAACCACCTTGAGGACATCCTTACCTGGAGGCAGTTGCGTAAGCTGGCCAAGAGAAACAAGCTTTCTCAGTATTCGTATCTGGGAAAGAAACAGTTAGCACAGATGCTGGCCATTCAAACCTTTAACAAAGCACAACGTCATGCCCTTCCCAATCCCAAACAGTGATGACTACGACGACCTACTCTATACCCTCCAACATATGGCAGTGGATAGATGTACGGATCTGGTTGGTAGGGTAAACGCTCACTCTGACATCTTGGATCCTGACATTGAAGAGGGTGAAGCAGATCGTTTACTGAGTGCCCAGCTGGGTCTTGATGGGTCAGAGGATGAGATCGAAATGACTCAGAACCTGATCTCAATCATCAGTAACATCATCGTTGTGCGTAGGGCACGAGAGACCATCCACACCAAGAACACACAGTCTGAGGACTAATGGCAACCAGAGAGCAACTCGCCAGACAGTATCAGCGAGAGCTAAGTGCTCGCACAGAGGCCATTAACAGGCTCAGGGAACGCACCAGGGCAGCAGAGGACAGGTCTTATGCCAGTTCTACTGTCTATGGAAATGCGTTTATCAAGGCTGGTCTTGAAAAGATTACTAACGAGATCAGTTCTAAGCTCCATCGAATCAGCCAAGGGTGGGCAACAGAGAAAGCTGCTGCTGTAATTCCCATTAAGAACTGCGATCCAGCCATTCTTGCCCTCATCACGGCAAAGGGTGTGTTGGATGTTCTTGGTGTTAGGAGGATCGAGAAGCCAACGTATGCCTATGTGACCACACACATTGGTAGGTTGGTTCATGATCAGATTATGCTGGATCAGTTTGAGGCCAGCCACCCGGATCTATTTTCAAAGGCAAAGCTCACCATCCATGCCCACAAGGGCTACCTCTATAAGGTTCAACGCTTTCGAGCGGCGATGAGGAAGGCCAGCTACGACCCCGACAGGTGGTCAACGGCGGTCAGACACCTTGTTGGTGGGTGGTTGGTTGATTGCCTGGCTCGATCCACCGGCTGGGTAACCTCCAGGACCGTTTCTAAGGGCGGTAAACAGGAGCTTACGGTACTCACCTACTCACCCGACTTCTTGAAGGCCAAGGAGGCGCTTCTAGAGCAGGCTGAGGGCTTTGCTGCATGTCTGTGGCCCATGCTGTGTGAGCCTAACGACTGGAATGAGGGCAACGATGGGGGGTACCTGACCAACGAGCTACGGCGTCTGAACAAGCTTGTTCGGTCTGCTGTGCCCAGAAGGTGCTCTGTTGTACGGGAAAGCACGGCCCTGGCCATGTTGAACCGTCTCCAGAAGGTGCCATACCGGATCAACCCTGAGATCCTCGACATAGCCAACTTCTGCATGGAACACCGCATTACTGTGGGTAAGTTCCGAGCTGAGGAGCCAACACCTCCACCGCCAAAGCCAGACCCCTGGGAGACCGCCTCCGAGGAGGATAAGATTGCGTATCGACGGGCTCGTACTGAGATCGAAGATAACAACTCTGCTCTGGCGCAGAAGAACTATCGAACAACTGAGTGTTTGTTTGTTGCGAACAAATACAAAGATGACACCTTTTGGATTCCCTGGTCGTTTGACTTTAGGGGAAGGGTTTATCCAATTCCCACAAGCCTCAGCCCACAGGGTACTGACTTTGAAAAGAGTCTTATTTACTTTGATGAAGAGGGGCCTGTTAATGACTGGTGGTTAGGATTCCAGGTAGCTACTACTTGGGGTCTTGATAAAGCTCCAATGGAAGAGCGAATAGCCTGGGCAAAGGAGAACCACGACTTCATCAGTATGATTGCTTCCGATCCAAAGGGAACAATTGCTACTTGGTCTGGTGCTGAAGAGCCTTGGTGTTTTCTTGCTGCTGCTATTGAGTATTACCACTGTGTCATTACTAAAACCAAACAAACCTCTGGTCTTCCTGTGTCTGTTGATGCCACTTGCTCTGGTCTCCAACACCTATCAGCATTGGCGCTTGACAGAACAGCAGCAGAGATGGTCAACGTTGTCCCCACACCGAGACCGTCTGACGGGTATGCCATTGTTGCCCAGAAGGCAAAGGAACAACTTCCTGAGCATCTTCATCCGCTTATTACGCGGAAGGTAACAAAGCGAACCGTGATGACCACCCCTTATGGGGTAACTGAAAACTCTGCTAGGGATTACATCCGACAAGAGTTGAAGGGTGTTGAGTTACAACCTGGAGAATTACAAGCAATCGTAAAGGCCATTTATCGTTATGCGGTGAAGGAGGTCTTTACTGGTCCTTGTAAATCTATGGAGTTCATTCAAAAGGTAGCCGGTGAGGTCATCCAATCCGGTAAGCCTACGATTGAGTGGATAACTCCTTCTGGGTTTCCTGTTGTTCAAGAGTATCGAAGGAATGATTGTGAACGTGTTAACACCAAACTTCTTGGTCAGCGCATTCAGACTCATCTTTTGAAACCCTTTGAAGAACGACAGATTGATCTAACCAAAGCCAGGACAGCTTGCAGCCCTAATCTCATTCACAGTCTTGATGCAGCACTATTACATCTGGTCTTTGCTGAGTGGTCTCTTCCATTCACGGTGATCCATGATTGTGTGCTTGGTCGTTCCTGTGACATGGACATGATGGGTGAAGCCATTCGAAACAAGTTTGTTGAGATCTACTCTCAGCCTGTTTTGAAGAACTGGGCAGATCAACTCAATGCATCTTTTGACGAGGATGTAATGCAGAATACGCTGGACATCAATGATGTTCAAAGTTCCGCCTACTTCTTTTGCTAAATGAGCACCACACCTGACTTTTCCCTGCTGGCTGAACGGTTCATCGTAAAGGAGTCGGTTATCGAAAACCTCTACGAGGAATACGAGTTGGAGATGGAGGCCTTTGGCCTTGAGATCACCTTCTTCGAATACCTTGTTGAGGAGTTTGCCCAGGCTGCCTACATGCTTGCTGCCATGGAAGGTGGTGATGCTGTGGACTGCCTGGAAGCCTACGACGAAGCTTATTCCGACTTCGATGACTGAAACCATCAACCGCTTTGATCTGAATCTTGAGGACGTTCTCGAAGCCCAACGCATTTACGATCCGTCAATTGATGGTAGTATTGAGGAGGTCTTCGAACTGATCCGAGACCACAACGAGATCACCACTGACGCTGAGTTCCACCACCACATCACCCATGTCTGAAAACCGCTTCATCATTACAACCACTCTTGAGGGTTACATCAATGCCCTGAAGCCCAGTGGTAAGTTCAACAACTGCACCATCAGCTTCCGCATCCCTGATGAGGATCTTGCCAAGTTTGATGCCTGTTATGAACAGTGCATTGCCTGGGGCAAGAACAAGATGGCTGGCAAACGCTTCACCGAAGAACTGCCCAAGTGGCAGGAGGATGGTCTTGTTAAGATCTCCTACGGCGGTGAGGAAGGGGCTCCTATGTTCCCCTGGGTGGATACCGATGGGGTTCCTGTTGATGTTGACACCCCAGTTTGGAAGGGCACTGTTGTTCGCTTGATCATTGACCTGAAGCCCTATGTCTACGCCACCAAGGTTGGATGTAGCTTTAAGGTTCGAGGCGCTCAGATTCTCAAACTTGTCGGCTCTGGCGGGTCTGATTCTGGTGATCTTGATCTTGACGACGTGGCTGCGTTGTTTGGAACTAGTAATGGTTTCAAGGCTGGCTCTCCTTCGTTTAAACCGAATGAGGAAGCGGCTGATGAGTCTAGTTACGACGACATTCCGTTCTGATGGCTAATTACCGGTCCCGCCTTGAAGAGCGGCTAGCCCGGTGGTTAGAAGTCAATGGACAATCGTTTGAGTATGAAACTCTAAAACTTAACTACACCGTTCACGCCGTTTACACACCAGACTTCGTTCTGCCGAATGGGGTGATCATTGAAGCCAAGGGTTACTTCAAACCAGAAGATCGAAGAAAGATGCTTGCTGTTAAAAAGCAACATCCAGACCTCGACATTCGACTTGTGTTTCAGGCACCCCACAACACCATCTCTAAGGAATCTAAAACTACCTACGCAATGTGGGCAGAAAAGAACGGATTTCTTTGGGCACCTTACCACTCCATTCCACTTAACTGGTTCGATGAACATCCAACAACGAATTGAGGATTACTTTGCCGACGTGTTTGCCGAATGTCAGGCAGATCAAATTACTGCGACTGAGGTTGCTGAAGCCTTTGTTGCTGCTCTTGATGGCTGGATAAGCTATCACGAAAAAGAACTTGATCAGTACAAAGGCATTCTTGATGAACTCAGAAAGCGAATTTGTAAGGCATGAGCCGTGCCCTAAGTGTGGCAGTAGCGATGCCCTTGGTCGTTATACTGACGGTCATGGGCACTGCTTTTCTTGTGGCCATTACGAGTTTGGTGATGGCGAATCTATTCCTGTTCACAAGCCGCATTTCCGCATGGACTTTACTGGGGACATTGTTCCTCTCCGCTCCAGGGGTATTCTTGAGGACACCTGCAAGAAGTTCAACGTAAGGTATGATGCGGAGACCAAAACTCTTCGCTTCCCTTACTACAACTCTGAGGGGCAGTTGATTGCGTTCAAGGCCAGGACTCCTGATAAGGACTTCAAGTGGTCAGGCAAGAATGAAGACCATCAACTGTTTGGTCAGCAGCTCTTCGGAGGGGCTAAGGGCAACAACAAAACCATTGTCATCACGGAGGGTGAGATAGATGCTTTGAGCGTCTGGCAAGCCCGTCCTAACTGGCCTGTGGTCAGCCTTGACAATGGGGCCAATGCTGCCAAGAAGTCACTCCAGCACCAGTACAAATTCATCGACAGATACGACGAAATCGTTCTGTTCTTTGATAGTGATGAGGCTGGACAGAAGGCTGCTCAGGAATGTGCTCAGCTCTTTAACCATCAGAAGGTTTTCATTGCAAAGCTTTCTGAATATAAAGATGCTAACGAAGCAATCATTGCTAAGGATTCCGATGCAATCAGACAAGCCTTCTGGCAAAAGAAACCCTACTCACCAAAGACCGTCATCGACGGACGAGACCTCTTTGACCTGGCAATTAAGCCTTTACATGGTCGGGATGCTAACTGGCCTTTTAATAGTCTTGATGGCATCACCAGCGGGCTCCGTCTCGGTGAATTGGTTACGGTTACGGCTGGGTCTGGGGTAGGCAAGAGTACCTTCTGTGGAGAAGTTGCTCAGTCTTTGGTTGACCAGGGACAAAAGGTGGGCTACATTGCCCTTGAGGAGAGCCTTCAACGCACAGCCCTTCGGTTGATGTCGGTCAAGGCAAACAAACCTCTTCACCTAAACAACGAGCTACCACAAGATGACCTTAAAACAGCGTTTGATGCGTCGCTTGGCACTGGACAGGTATTTCTTCGTGACGGGTTCGGGTCAGTCGATCCTGAAGCCATACTTAGTGATTGCCGGTTCATGGCACAAGCAAAGGAGGTTCAATGGATTGTCCTTGACCACCTTTCCATCCTGATGTCAGGGAACGAGTCGCACGATGAACGTAAGCTCATTGATGTGACCATGACTAAGCTTCGATCTTTTGTTGAGGAGACTGGAGTTGGTATGATCCTTATCAGCCACCTCAAGCGTCCCCAAGGAGACAAGGGACACGAAGATGGTCAGCAGGTTAGCCTCGGTCAACTCCGTGGCAGCCACAGCATCGTTCAACTGTCCGACATGGTTATTGCGCTTGAAAGGAACCTTTCTTCTGGTCAGAACTTTGCCAACATCAGAGTTCTTAAGAACAGATTTAATGGTCAAACCGGAAAGGCTGGTACAATTGTTTATCAATCTGATACCGGTCGCATGACTGAAGACCTCACTGCTGAGTTCAATGACTCCAAAGCTTCCACCCCCGCCACAGACTACGGAGATTTCTAGCCATGTTATTTGTGCCTGCGGTTCTGACGCTTTCTTTTTCTCAGAGATGGACCCGAGTGGTTACTTCTGTGAAGAATGTGGGCGACCAGATCCTATTACGCAACGTACCCTTGACACGGAGGAACCAGGATACTGGGGACTATGAGACTTCTCTTTGACATTGAAACCAACGGTCTGCCCCGCCAAGGGATGGATCGGCTTCACTGTATCGTGACTAAAAATTTAGACACAGGTGAAGTACTTCGTTACAACGATGTGGGTACGCATGAGTCTGTTACTACTGGGGTTAACATCC